TACCACGTCGGAAATTGTTCCTTCGTCGTCTTCCTGGGTTTCTGGTAAAACGGAAACGGAAACGTCAGGAACTTTCAGCGGGTCTACTGTGCCAAAAATTACCGACTTATTGTTAAGCCGTGGCAGTTCCGGGGCGGGCGCTGGATCGTCATATTCTGCAAGCTCTGTATTAAATTGAGTTGTCAAAAATTTCTTGATAACTTCAAAAAGTTCTTCCATTACTTGCCCCAGTATTTAGACAGTTCTTTTTCAACCATCTTTTCTACATCCGGCATATAAGCGCCAGATTCCGCCCATTGTCGGCCTATTTCAATAAAAGAGTGCGGGCGGTTTTGCGCTCTTTTAGTAGGTCCGTCATAACCAAAATTCAAACCGAACGTTTTCGGAAAAATTGAACTTCCTGCTTCTCCGTCCGGGTAAACGTTCGCCGTTCCGTCTTTTCTTACGTGGTAGCGAAACGCTTTTAATAATTCGCCCGATCTACTATGCAGCGTTTCCCGGATTCCTGCATTTATTGCCTTAACCGTTCCGCGTGCAATTATAGAAAGTGCTTTTCGTCGGATTGAAGCAAAACTTTTTGAAGTTCCGGCAAGTGCCTTTTGAACTTCGCTATCGTCATACTCAATCGTTATCATTAAGCACCCTCAATCTTTCGGAATGCCGAAAGCGGCTTTAAGTACGGCGTATAATCTACGATGTTTGCAAACGTTCGGTTTACGCCGATACTTGAATTATTGTTAACGCCTATGTTTCCGCCGTCTTCCAGCTGTAAAAGTGTAGCAATGCGTAAACATACGTTTTTGAACATGGCAACGGCGGCGGCGTCGTAATGCTCTGAATCTGTCAGAACTGATTCACAATCAAAAAGCACATAGTTTGAAATAATCTGCTGTGCAGTTCCTATGTGAATTTCAATAAGCTGCTGTGAAGTTTCGTCTTCTTTCTGTTCAATGCCGTTGTACGCATACAACAAAGCGGCGGTAATAAGCATTATTCTTTGTCCTTCAAGATTTCACAAACCTTGTCTTTTACAAAGGCTTTTGCGGCATTCTCAGGAATAGAAGCTTTTTCGCCTGCCTGGAATGTTCCATAAATTCCCCAATAACCAGTCAAAAAGCGAACTTTTACGGGTTTTACGCTCTTTTCTTTGTTATTCCCAGTGTTTTTGTTTTCTGCGTTATTCTGCGCTTTTTCTGCGTTTTTTACGTCGTTTTCTGCGTTATTCTGCACATTTTCTGCGTTTTTTACGTCGTTTTCGTTGTTTTTATCAGTGTTTTTGTTCATATATAAACCCTTCAAAAATAGGGCGCTCGCATGGGGCGCTACGCCCTATTTTTATGTTATTTTTCCGGCCTACTAGCTAGAAGCCTTTACAGCAAGTGAGAAGAGGTCTGTATCAGAAACCTGCTTACCACCGACGAATGCTTCTGCCTGGAAATAGGTCTTTGAATCACCCTTAACCTTAATAGGTGTGATAGTGATTCCGCCGGCAACTCCCACGTGGAAGCGTGAAAGAGGAACAGCAACTGCAAGAATAGAACCTGCGGTTGTTGCCTTTGGTGCCTTAGCGTCAAGGCGAACCTTAACACCTTCAATTTCCTTGCTGCGGATCAAGCCTTCTTTGTAAAGCTTTACATCTTCGCCGCTTGTTGAATCAGACAAAACATTCTGATATGTAGCTGGGTTCATTACGATTTCAAAAGTTTCATCGTAACCGCTTACTTTAAGTGCAAGGCCGGCAAGGTCTGAACACTTAATAGATGTCTGGTTAGCTGCAAGCTGTGTAATACCTGCGGTATTTGCAGCGGCAGAAGTCCAGATTCCTTTTACACCTTTCTGTGTATTTGAAATCAAGCTACCCTGCAAAACCTTTGTATGAAGCTTTTTGCGGAAAGCCTTTCTGAACAATTCAGGCAATTTTGACTGAATGTCTACTGTGTTGAGCTGCAAAGCTTCGGCAGTAACGCCAAGAACAGAAGCCAAGCCGTAAACCTGAATTTCTGTTGTTTTCATTTCTGCTTCGTCGTCTTCGTTGATTGAGCTTCCGCCCTCTGCTGTATCAACTGGTTCTTCAAGTCCTGGTTCAAGAACCGGAATGTTTGTTGAAGCGTTGTCGCTGTAATCAAAAGTTACAGCATTAAGGATGTCGTCTTTTTCGCCGATTCCTTCAAAAAGCTGCTGAACCTGGTTGATTTTTCCGTTTCCGCCGATTGTGATTGCACGCATTTCTTTTGCAGCTTCTACAAAGTCGCGGTTTGTAAGGGTGATTCCTTCCTTTCCGCCTTCTGGCTTGTCGATTTCTGCATAAGCTTTTTCAAGGTCTGCACGGCGTTTGTCAAAGTCTGCAAGCTTAGACTTTGCTTCCTCTTCGTTGAATTCGCCTGTACCGTGGCGAACTTCTTCCATAAATGAACGTCTTTCGAGTTCAAGTGCTTCGATGTCTGCGCGAAGCTCTGCTTTAGTCTTAATCATGGTGTTATTTCTCCTGATTTTGTGTATAGAAAACAAATCGCGCACGGCGGTTTTGTTCTTCCCGTTCTTTTGCTTCTGCTTCTGCTTTAGCTCTCTCTTCTGCTTCCTTCTGTTCAGTGGCATTGTCAGTGTCGTTTGACTGCTGGTCTGTTTCTGCTGAACGGATCATTGCTTCTAGATTGTCTACAACAGCGCGAAGCTTTGTTTTATCTTCTTCTGAAAGCTGTTCACGTTTCAGAATTGCGTTAACTTCTTCAAAGTCCGTTCCACACTTCTTAAAGAAAGAACGAACGTTTGTGTTACCTTCTGGGTAAGCCGGAAAAGCGACGCAAACAGAGATTTCAAGAAGTTTTACTTCCACTAATTCGCGTAAATCGTGGTCGATGTCAATTTCGGTCCATTGGGTCTTAATTGGGATAAAACCGAAAGACAAGGTTCTACAATCACCGCGTTTTATTAACTCGAATGCGTCGTTTCCGTCTGTTGTGTTTGGAAGGTCTACTTCAAAGTGCAAACCGTCTTCTTCGCTGTGCATGCGAAGTGTTCCAGCCTGTGAGCTTCCAAGAATCTTTGTTACATCATGGCCCAGCAAACATTTAACTTCTGCTTTGTCTGCAAGGGTTTTGTTAAATGCAGTAGGGGTAATTCTTTCAGTTGTTCCATACATATCAACGGAATCTGAATTGTAAGGAATTACGCCTTTGATTGTGCGCTTGTCGTCTTCTACGCCATAGTCGCAACTACGAATGAAAAATTCGCCTTTTGGCTTGTCGTTTTTAGTCGGTTTCATTTCTTTTTGCCCTCATAAGTAATAGTCATTTTTGTTTTCCATAATTCAGGTTTTTTGGTGAATTTTCCCAAATTATTTTCTTTCCCAGCCCTTTTAAATAACCTACAATCATTGCAAGGGCGGGGCGCTCTTTTATATATTCTTCCTGGGAATCCTGCGGGCACCCAGTAATAAGAACCTCTTCCACATCTTTTTCAAGAAGCGTTTCAAGTGCCATTCCGCACGCTGAACAATTAAGCGGCAAGCCTTCTTTTTCACACATACCGTAAACTACGGAATGCAGATTTCTTCGCACAAGCTTTTCAGGATGTTTTGTCTGCAAGCCGTGTAATTCATAGTAGCGGTCACAATCGGGGTCAGCGTTTCGGCCCAGCGTCCAGACGGTATAACCTTTCTTTTTAAGTTCCTTTCCGGTCGGGTGCGGAATCGCAAGCCCCACAATTGCTATTTTCACTGCTTGTCGTCTCCTGCCGGCGAATGCTGGTCGCTGTCGTCTCCGCCCTTATCGTTTAAGCCCTGTGCTGTAAGCTTCTGTTTTGCCATATATGCGTTAATGGTTTCATCGTTAAGCGGCATAAGATTTGCCGGCATAAAGAAGTTGTCTCCGGCTTCGATTGGTGGCAAGTTTTCTTTCGCGCGAACTTCGTTTGGTGACAAAATGCCGTTTCCGATTTGCTTTGCGTAAGCGTCCACACGTTTTGAAAGTGCAACTTTAAGAAGTCCGTGGAAGTTAAACTTGAAGTAACAATTATCATCAATTAAAAGATTGATGGATTCTTGCAGCTGAATTGCAAGCGGTTTAATTGCAAACTCTGTAAGAAGGGTAAACAGATTTTCAAGATCAAGATTTGCGCTCTTACCTGAAAGAAGCTCGCCAGGAAAGGCGAAAATATTTGCAATTTCGTGTTCTTGAAATTCTCTGTTTTCAATAAGCGTTGCGGCTCTATTGTCTGCGTTCTGCCCGATTTCGGAATATTCCATTCCCTTTTTTTTGAAAAGTGGCTTTCCGGCGTTCTCTGGGCCTGCATAAGTTGCGGTGTAATCGTTGCGCAATTCCTCAACCTGTTCTTTTGTGGCGTCTGGAAGTGCGTTTGAAATATCAATAACAAGGCGCTTTCCGCTTATACCTTTATCGAATGCGCTGTTTGTGTAGTTGTCGAGTTTGTGTGCTGTATCAAAGGCAGCGTTTGCAGCTTTGAAAATAGAAGAACCGCCGTTGATTGTCGAATAATCGAAGCGGGAAGGAATATAAAGCACATCATCATCGGTGTAGCGGTGACCGTTATGCAAAAATATTCTTTCCCGTGTGAATTGGTCACGTGTAACGGTTGTTTCTTGCGGGCTTAAACGGAATAAAGAAACAAGCTGCCCTTCGGTGCCTTTTCCTTTTTTCCAGATAATACCGCCGTTGTAATAATCAACAATCGACTGATAAAAGTAGTTAAAATGTAGGTCTTCAAGATTCGGTCTCGCTAAAACTGCATAAAGCGGATGATTTGAAACTTCTTTGTTTGTGCGTTTGTTATAAATCCCATAAGACAGCCCCGCAAACTCGCAAGCTATGCGGTCAATCGTCGCAAAAGATGTGCTGTCTTTTCCTGTAAGCTTTGCGGAAGCGTGGCGATAATCTGAAATATCGCGGGGCCGTTCCTGTGCCTTCGGATTCGGATTTGTTCTTTTTAGAAAACTGAAAAATCCCATGACGTTTATTGCTCCTATAAGTAATAGTCATTTTTGTTTTAAAAAAGTGACTTTACATCATTAAAAGTTAGTGTCGGCGGTGGTGTTATTACTTCCGGGTTGTGTGCCAAGCCGTGACACATTATCGAAGTTATAACGCCATCTATACGGCGGGTGCTGGTTTTGGATGGTTTCATAGGTTTGTAGTTTCCGTTCGG